GCTTGGGGACTCTACGACCACACTCCTTCTTCTTTTAGCATCTTATCTAGGGCTTTCTTTACGCGCCCTTCCGGTGTTGTACCCCTAGGTAGTCTCCGTTGTATAGTATGTCAAGTTAAAAATTACTTTGCGTCACCATAATTAACACCTATGTCAGCTTCACAAGCAACAGGTAAGTCTTTAGCCCACGTTGGTGGGGTAGACATAACTTCTACCATGTAGTCTCTAGCAGCTTCAGCTTCGCTCTCGTCAACGATACACACCACTTCATCATGGACTTGTAACGCCACTTTGTAGCGTTGTCCTATACGTACCATTTGTTCTGCTACAACTATACGAGCCACGGCTTGTGTTATATTCTCTACTACCTTGCCGCCATATATGTTTACCCAAGGTATCCCGTCATTGGAAATGTCTCCGGTAATCTTTCTAGCAGTTAGCGTATAGAACCCTGCTGGTCTGTTAATGTATCCGTAACTGCGTTGGTCCAGCTCGCGCAAAGCAGGATACTGTATCTGTAACTTGTTAGGCAAAGTTATACCAAACTCATCGTACGACAGTACGTCATTGCATATTGTGCCTCTATCACCTCGTACCATAGCTCCCAACATCCATTGGCACTGTGACCATAATAGATTTATGTTTCTATTGGTAGAACGGTACAGCTTTACAACTTCGTCCGCTTGGTCGATAGATATGTCTACTGAAGGGTAGCCTGATTTAAGACTGTCTTTAAATTTGTCCTTACCCATGCCGTACCCAAGGCCAAGTATGGCAGTCTTGCCAACATGACGTTCTAACTTATCGGCTTTGGTAATAGGTCTTCCGTAAACCGCCGAAGCAAATTCAGAATATACATCTATGTTATTACGAAACTGCTCCAGTAGTGCTTCCTCACCGGCTAACCACGCTACTACACGGGCCTCGATCTGAGATGAATCACAAGCTACAACACGTTGTCCATACTGTGACGTAAGTGCGGCTCGAAGTTTGCCGCCCCTCGGTAAGTTTTGTAAGTTAACTTTATCACTACCGCTAAACCTACCAGTATGCGCTCCGTAGTATTTTAGCATGATAGGCAAAGGTCCACGCTCTGCTATACCCATAAAAGCCACGGTGCGTGTCTCGTCTATGGTGGATTTGACTGCCAGCCTAGCCTCACACAATGCCCTAACAACAGGTCTATCGTGTGACAACAATAGCTTAAAACCTTCATCGGTCTTAGCAAATGCGTAAGTGTGTTTGCCTGTTGTGGGACTTACCTTGAGGGGTACAATAACCCCCAGTTTTTCTAGTAAAGCAGCGAACTTTTGGTTAGACATAAGATGGGACTTTATCTTCTCCTCACCACCTAACTTATCCATCAATCGTTTCTTGTTAGACCGTATACCGGATAGATGTTCTGACAACACATTGGTGTCTAGCTGAATAGTAGGCTCAGTAAACATACGCAGTGTCTGGTCTATCACTTGTATCTCTGACGAAGGAAACTTGTTAGCCAATCTCTTAAACAATTTATAAGTTAATTCTACGTCTTGTATGCAGTACTCGGCATACTTAGCCAGTTCTTCTGGTGTAAAGTCTGTACGGCGTTTGCCAATAGCGGCGTGTACTTCATCGCCTTTATATCCTAGTTTAAATTTCTTAGACAACTTGTCTAACGACCCCCCTACCGTCATCTGATAGGAAGGTCGTGACATAGATAGAGTGTCTAGCCACAGCCTTGGTTTAATATTGTATAGCCAGCCTAGTATAGCCCCATCAAAAGCTGTGTTGTGAGCTAGTATAGCTTTGTCACTGTAGTCTATAGAGTTCAGATACCCCTCCACATCATCGCCACTATACCAATCAGTAGGGTTATCATTTACTTTTAAACCTACACCTATAACCTCAAACCTAGGGTCACGTATGTAGGCTTCAGTTGTCATCTTACGCAAAGAATAATCTTTGTCGTAATACGTTTCTAAGTCTAAAGTTATTATATCCATTAACCTAGTAACTCCACTAGCTTAGACAGGTGGTGATGGGCTTTCTTAATATCCTCATCACCACCCTTACTATGTTCCCTAGCAAGATAGCCAATAGCTGTAGCCTTGTGGTAACCTCGTAGTTCCTCGGGAGATAACCAACTATCTAGTGCCTCCCAAGGCTGCACACCCATTGATGTGTAGTGAGTACCACCAACTTGTTGCTGGTTGTTTGGCTTATTACAGTTCTTTGGGGGTATAGCTCTCATACTAGAGTACATCCCTCTGTAATAATGACACATATATAAGTGTTTAGTTCATCTGGTATATAACGCACAGAGAACGATACAACATCGCCAACTTTGGCGCGTTTTTTAAGACCTTCTATAGACAGAAGCTCGTCACCTCTTGGGCGTCTGTACATACGTATAGTAGCAGGATCACCATCTTCATAATAAGCCTTTTGTATGACCTTAGTTCCGTTTTGTATGTCATCATAACTAACCGGCATATTAGCTTTAGCAAAAGCTAGCACCGTTTTGTTGGCATCTATGATGCTCTTATCAAGCATCCGTTTAGTAAGTGTTATCTTAGCTGTAGTATCCATAACATTGCTCCATTTTTTATCTTGTCTACCTTTGTTTGTATGGTAGAGTAGTTGTAGAGGTTGGCCGAGGACGCAGTTGGGTCAAAGATATTGTTTTAATCGCTGACCTCTACCACTACCTTTTTCCCTAGACTAAATGGGGGCGGCACTTACATTAACCTTCACAACTACCTGTGCTTCACAAACTAGCCGCCCCCTTTTTTAGTCTTTTAGTATTTTACCTGAGCCACTACAGTTTCCGCACGAAACCCAGTAACCTACGGGTTCGTATATACCGCCAAACAACTCAAACCTTTCGTACTCAACTTGTCCTACTCTGTCGCTATGTTCGCACTCTGGACAAGCTATAAGCGGTGTAAAGTTCTGGCTGTACCTATCCCATACAGACGTAAACTCCTTAGCATCCGACATATCATACGTCATCAAACACCCCAAATCTCCTACGCAACTCTACACTCTGCTCATTACACACCGTATCTATAGCCTGTGATACAAACATAGTTTTCATATCGCCTTGTGGCGCATACATATGGCGGCGTAAGTGACTATGTATAAACATCATGAACAGTTCAGTAGGGTGTTCGTTATTCTTAATACACCTTGCAAGTGTGTCAAGTTCTTTCTCACCATGAAAGTTTACATACGGCCCAGACGGTTGCTGTTCATTGACAGCCTTGTCAACAAGTTCACTGAACATACCCATCTTAGCTCTTACCCTAACCCCCCGTTTCCATGCTCTGATAGCGTTCCACCATACTTTACGGTTGGCTACGTTTACATGGCCTACGTCACTAGCTTGTGGGTTAAGACACTCTTTGGTTACTAGATTAAACTTGATACCCTCAAAATACTCAGGAGCATCAAGCATCTTATTGTAATTATATGAGTAATCTTCTGGGTCATAGCACCATAGTTTCCACCTACCTGTAGCAAACCTAGACCAAAACACGTTAACCATATTATCTAACGATACAGCTAGTGTAATGGCATTATGTTTCACGAGGTTCTTAGGCATAACAAAGGTCAACACGTTGTCAGAAGTTAGGCTACACAAGTGTTGGCCATGTATGTGTATGTCAAAATACTCCCGTTCTATACCCATACGCTTTAACTTTACATCAGAGCAGGGTTCATAGCGTTTATATAAGCGGCCCATTGAACAGAGCGGCTTACCCTTCAGCTTGTACCTCACACTAGAAAAGTGTGAGGCTGCTGTTTCGTAGCTAGTAATAACAGCCATTAGCGTGTCAACTTTGCCATAGTTACTGCTGCTGTAAGCTGGCTAGTATCAATACCTAGATCATCTTTGGACACAGCTTTAGATCGTGTCACAATCTCCCTGTGTTTACGTTGTTTGTCAGCAGGTACTAAGTCCCACAGTGGGGGCCACGCTTTTAGTGCAGGAGCTAACGTACTGAAGCTGTTGATAACTTTCTGTACGCCTTCCACAAACTCATCACGTTTGACCTCCGCCATATAGAGTTGCTTACACCAAGTGATGTAACGCGCTTTGATACCATCCCACTTGGGATCGTCACTTAGTTTGAAAGAACCATAGCTAGCATCCAAACCATATGGCTTTGTATTAGAACCGAATAACAAGTTGGTGAAATCTATACGAGGGGTGGTGTAGTTATGACAACTTCCAAAAGCCGCGTTACCCTCTTGAGGTCCAAAATCAAGAGCTAGAGTTCTACCAGCTTTATCGTAGAAACCCGTCATTGATAGACTACCACGGTCTGAGAAAAAGTCTTTACCCAACTTAGCCATTTTTATACGCTGGTTTTCTGAGTACAAAATTTCGTGTATCTCCTTACCTAAATCGTCTGTAGCAAAAGACATTCTAACCTTGTCGATAGCGGCGTTGTGTAACGCCCTAGCATTTGTTTTGATGTCTTTGTTCAACTGGTCACTGAATCTTACTGTAGCCATGTTACTCTCCTGATATTTCGCGAATCTCTATATCGCCTTGATTGTCTACCTTAATTTCTACTACTTTGTTTGCCACATCTGTCAAAACCTGTAGATAGAACGCACTATCATACTTGGCATCTTCGCACTCCTTACGTGTCAGCCAAATATAAACTAGGTTAGCGACCACTAGGGCCGCTAACAATAATTGTTCTACACTCACATCATCACCACTTCACCGAAGTCAGCTTGATCTGAATGTGTTGACACCCATAGAACTGGGTAGTCTGGTTCGTCACCAAAGTCGTAACAAACCAGATCGGTGAGAACGACACAAGCAACTGGGTCTATGTCGTTGTCGTATATGTAGTCCCATATGGGGCTGAACGCTGTACCGCCTCCACCATGAGACGTAACAGTAACGTCATCATCAGGTTCAAACGTATCCATGTGAGATACCCGACTGTCGAAGTACACTACGTGAAGTTTCTTAGGACGTAGTTCCTCATGAACCTTGATGACTTCAGCAGCAGCTTGGTCTATCTCATCGTCACTAACAGAACCAGAGCAGTCTACAGCAAACACAATGTCACCAAGCTGAACACCTGTAGCTGTAGGTAAGTAAATACCCTGCTGTATAAACCGGCGATTAGGTCTAGCGAAAGTACGCATACCACTGGTAGCTTTCTCAAAGAACCTAAACAACAGTGTTTCCCACGGAACCTTAGCGTTTAGTATAGAACCAACTAGACGCTCCATGTCACCACTGAGTTTACCACACATCTTAGCAGCTTGTGCAGCTTGCGCTATCTTGATACGCCACTCAGCTTGCTCTTGTGCCTGTTCAGCAGGGCTACCATCTGGTGCTTCTATATCGTCACCGATACCACCCTGTGTAAACCGCCAAGTACCACCCTTTGGTTGGGGTGGTAACAAGTTATAGATACTGTCAGTGTTGCCATCACCAGCATTGTAGAGGTCTTCGTCTAGTATACCGCCCTCAATAAACTCACCGATACCCTCGTTAGTAAGTATCTGGTTGATCACAATGTCACCAGCTATGTTCCACAACTGTGGATCACGGCCCATGAGACGCCATATATGCTCCAGCATAGGGTGGAAACACTCATGAGCTACTAGAAACGTAACCTGAGCATCACGTAAACCGCCAAGAAAGTCAGGGTTGTACTTGATATGTTTGCCGTTAGTACATGCTGTTAGTATGGTGCTGTCAAATAGGGTTGGCATATTCAACGCTATAGCACCGAAGAAAGGATGATCTAAGATCAGGCTAGTCTTGGCCTTAGATATTTTGTCGATTAGCACCTGCTTTTCGGCAGGTGATAAAGTTCTACTGTGGAAGTCCACAATGGGTACGATTGAAGTCATACAATTATCCTCCTTGTATGGGTTATGATGGTTCCATAAACGCTGCCATCTGAGCAACAATATCAGATGCAGCTTGACCACGATCCTTACGAAAGACAGGATCATTACGGAAGTGATCGGGGTGGTAACCTGTAAGAGTACGCTCAACTTGTTGTCTCATGTCCTCTAGATTGGGATCATCAGCAAAGTTAAGACGCGGTAGCATAGAACAAAGTTCTGTCAACAAC